ATTCCGACCCTCTTGACTCGGCATCGGGGTAGACAAGAGATATTTTTTCAAATTCTCACGTAATGGGGGTGGTAGAATGGCCACGAATGCAAGCACGAAAAAGCTACTCCAGTCGGAGCTCTTCCAGGAAATCCGGAAGGACCTGCTGGACCAGTTGGAGAGAAACGGTACCGTCGGAAAGTACTTCGCCGATCTGGTGGAAGACTATATGGACCTGTGGGTGACAAAGTGTCTCCTGATTCTGGATATCAGGCAAAGGGGAGTCAACACAATCTGGGATAATGGCGGCGGGCAGAAGGGACGGAAGAAAAACGATTCGGTGGATCTTCTGATCAAGACCAATGCACAGATGCTGAAGCTGCTGGCCGAGTTGGGGATCAAGCCGTCACGGACGGAAGGTGATGCCGGTGGTGATGAGGAGATGTAATTATCATCCCTTTATTGATTCCTACATGGATGACAACCGGTCCGGAAAGATACCGGCATGCAAGGACCTGCTGCTGGCGATGGACTACATTGAGTTCAAGCTGGACGATCCGGACATTTTCATTGACAGTGGCAAGATAGATAAAGCAGTCGAACTGATACAGAAATACTTCGAGATAGAGCTCCTTGACTGGGAGCTCTTTGTTATTGCCCTGATCCACTGTTATTACAAGTCCATCGACATGGTTGTCTTTGACGAGATTTTCATTATGATGGGCAGGGGTAACGGTAAGAACGGATTCATCTCCCCGGTGAGTTGGTACCTGACTACCCACTACCATGGGATCCAGGGATACAATGTCGACATCATTGCAAACAGCGAAGACCAGGCAGAGACTTCCTTCAATGATGTGTATGCGGTGTTGGAGAAGTTCTGGAACAAGCTGAAAAAGTTTTTCTATAAATCAAAGGAGATTATCAAGAATCTCAAGACGAACTCATACATCAAGTTCAATACTTCGAATGCCAGGACAAAGGATGGGAAACGGTCAGCCTGCCTGATCTTCGATGAAATACACGAGTATGAGAACTATAGCACAATCAACGTGTTCACCTCGGGCTTTGGAAAGCGGAAGCATTCCAGGGCCTTTTATATTACCACCAACGGCCATGTCCGGGAGGGCGTCCTGGATGACAAGCTGGCTATAGCGCACGATGTCCTCAATGGAATTATCAAGGATATTGGCATGCTTCCGCTGATCTACCGGATTGATAAGGAGGAGGAAGCCAAGGATCCAGAAATGTGGAACAAGGCAAATCCTTCGCTGAGATTCTTCCCGGAGCTGCAGAAAGAAATGAACAAGGCCTTCACGCTGATGAAGTACCAGCCGAGCGTGGAATCCGACTTCTTTACGAAGCGGCTGAACTTCCCGAAGGGCAACCGGGAGCAGCAGGTCACCGAATGGGATAACATCAAGGCGACGAACAAGCCCCTCCCGGACCTGGCCGGCTGGTCCGCCGTTGTCGGGATCGACTATACGAAAGTGACGGACTGGGCTTCGGTGGATATCCACTTCCGGAAAGGTGAACTCCGGTATGATATCTCACACTCCTGGCTCTGCCTTAAATCCGCTGATATTCCCCGGTTTAAAATCCCATGGAGGCAGTGGGCAGAGGAAGGGCATTTGACCATAGTGGACGATGTGGAAATTAGCCCGGATCTGATTGTTGGATATATTGCGGAACAGGCAGTAAAGTACAACATTCTTAAAATCGCGATGGATAATTTCCGGTATGCACTTCTTGCAAACGCATTGAAGAAAATCGGGTTTGATGCTGCCGAGCGCAAGAATGTGAAGCTGGTACGGCCGTCGGACATCATGAAGGTGGTGCCGGTGATCGACAGCTGCTTTGTCAACCAATATTTCATCTGGGGAGACACGCCGCCTCTCCGGTGGGCTGCCAACAATACGAAGCTGATTGCATCCGGAAAGAAGGAGGGCACGGACACTGGCAACTTCTACTATGGCAAGATCGAAGCGAAGAGCAGAAAGACCGACCCGTTCATGGCTCAGGTGGCGGCTATGATCATTGAGGATGAACTGGGGGACGGAGGCATGACGGAGACTCCGGATGAAGGAGTGTACACCTATTAGGAAAGGAGGGAGAGAGGATTGGGATTATTGACATGGATACGGGAACGGCTCCTCAACGGACAGACCGTGGATGTGGAGGTCAATTCGGAAGAGTTCTTCAATATAGCTGCGGAATTGTATATTAGGAATCTGGCTTTCGAATCGGCTGTGAACTTCATCAGTAATACGGTCAGCAAGTGTGAGTTCAAGACATTTCTTCGGAACAAGGAAACCAAAGGCCCGGAATACTACCTGTGGAATATTGAGCCGAACCGGAATCAGAACTCCAGTGGGTTTATACACAAATGGATTTCAAAGCTTTATGAAAATAATGAATGCCTGATCATCACGGCCAATGACCAGCTCCTGGTTGCCGATTCATTCGCAAAGAAGGAATTTGCCTTGTTCGACTATCAGTTCTCACAAGTTGCTGTCGGTGATTTCACATTCAACCGTACATTCTTGATGAACGAAGTACTGTACTTTCAATTGAACAACAAGGATATCCGGAAGCTGATCAACGGAATGTATGAAAGCTACGGCAAGCTCATCACCTACAGTCAGAAAAGTTGGCTGAAGTCACGGGGCAACCGGGGGATTCTGAATGTCGATGCCACTGCCCAGGGGAAACAGAATTATAAGGAGACTTTTGAGAAGCTCATGAACGAGCGATTCAAGTACTTCTTCAACGCAGAGAATGCCGTGCTGCCGTTATTCGACGGGTATACATTCACGGACATCGGCTCAAAGACCTACAACAGCGAAACGTCGCGGGACATCCGGGCGATGGTGGACGACATCTACGATTTCACCGCCCGTGCGTTCAACATTCCGCCGGCGTTGCTCCGGGGAGACCTGGCAAACCTCGGTGATGCTGTGATCAGCAACTATCTGACGTTCTGTATTGATCCCCTGACGGACATGCTGTCCGAGGAAATCAACCGCAAGCGGTCCGGATATTCCGCATACAGCAAGGGCACTTACACCAGGATCGATACGAAGACGATCAAACATGTCGACCTGATGGGAGTGGCGGCTGCGGTGGACAAGCTCATTTCATCCGGCTGCTTCTGCATCAACGATATCCGGAAGGCTGTCGGGGATGAGATCATCGATGAGCCGTGGGCATGGCAGCACTTTATTACGAAGAATTACTCCACGGTGGAAGACCTGCTAAAAGCACTTGAAGGAGGTGAGACAAAATGAAGAAATACTACCAGCTTGTCAGAGAAGGCAGCGAGGCGAACATTTACGTCTATGGTGATATTACATCATGGGAATGGTTCGAAAGCGATGTTTCCAGCTATACGCTGTCAAAGGAAATCGAGGGACTGGATGTCGACACCATCAATGTCTACATCAATTCCTACGGAGGAGAAGTGGCGGAAGGGCTTGCCATCTATAATGCACTGAAGCGGCATAATGCCAGGGTGAAAACCTACTGCGACGGTTTCGCATGTTCAGCTGCCAGCGTCGTGTTCATGGCCGGAGTCGAACGTATCATGTCAATCGCATCGTTGCTGTTCATCCACAATGCATGGGAATATGCAGCCGGGAACTCAAATCAACTGCGCAAAGCGGCAGAAGACCTGGATATCATCACGCAGACTTCGGTGAATACCTATCTGAATGTCGTAAATATCACAAAAGAAGAACTGCAGCGGATGTTGGACGATGAAACATGGATCCTTCCGGAGAATGCTCTTGAAATGGGATTCGCAACATCAATCATCAATGATGCCACCGGCAAGGGCGCGAATCAGAGCGTCAGAAAAAACCTGATGCAGGTGATCATTAAAGCACAGCAAACGGAGAGACCGCCTCACGGGAGCACGGATCCAGCGAATATGGATGGAACGGAAGTGGATCCTCCGGGAACTGCACCGGCCGGCAAGGATACGGATCCAATTCCACCATCGGCAGCGGGGCAGAATCTCCCGGCCGGCAGCCTGGCAAAGAAGCCAAAAGAAAATAAACCAATGAAATGTTTATCAGCGCTCATGCGCTAGAAAGAGGGGTACAAAAAGCATGAAGAATCTTGATTTGATGCAGCAGAAGAAAACGGAGATCATGACCAAACTCAATAAGGCTGCCCAGGAGGGCAACGAGGAAGATTTCGCCCAGGCATTTACCGAGTTTACGGAACTGATCCAGGAAGCGGTCCTGAATGAAGCAAGGGGACTGGTGCAGACTGTTGACACAAACATACTGGTGGGCAGGGGTGTCAGGCAGTTGACGTCTGAGGAGAACAAGTATTATCAGAAGGTGCTTGATGCCATGAGCTCCAGCAATCCCAAGCAGGCCTTGGCAGACCTTGATGTGGTCATGCCAAAGACGGTTATTGATGCGGTGTTCGAGGACCTGACAACTGGCCATCCGCTGCTGGAAGCAATCAACTTCCAGAACACGTCCGGATTGGTCGAATTCCTGGTGAATAAGAGCACGACGCAGCTGGCGACATGGAGCACATTGACGGCTGAAATCGTAAAGGAGCTAACAAGCGGCTTTAAAAAGTTGAACCTGAGCCTGTTCAAGCTGTCTGCCTTCCTTCCCATTGCGAAGGCGATGCTGGACCTCGGTCCCGTATGGCTTGACCGGTATTCACGGGCCATTCTCGGCGAGGCTCTCGCGGTAGGACTGGAAGAGGCGATCATCAACGGCACCGGTAAGAACATGCCGATCGGTATGAACCGGCAGGTCGGGGATGGAGTCACCGTAACAGATGGCGTTTACCCGGTGAAGACTACTGTCTCTCTGACAAAGCTTGATCCGACATCCTATGGAAACATTTTGTCCGGGCTGGCTGTTGGACCAAACGGGAAGATAAGAGTTGTCGGCAAGGTGATCCTGATTGTCAATCCGGTCGACTATCTGCAGAAGATCATGCCTGCGACGACGATCCGTTCTGCGGATGGAACCTACGTCAACAATGTGTTCCCGTTCCCGACCGAAATCATTCAGTCGGTCGAAGTCCCTGCCGGAAAGGCGATCATCGGGCTCGGCAACCGGTATTTCATGGGCATCGGAACGGCGAAGTCCGGAAAGATTGAATACTCTGACGAATACCGTTTCCTTGAGGATGAAAGGGTTTACTTGATCAAGCTGTATGGCAATGGAGAGCCGCTGGACAACAATGCATTCATCTATGTGGA